TCGAATTGTTGGTATTCATGTTGGAAGGTCTGGTTCGAATTCTTATTTCGCCCCTATTTTTGCTTCTGACTGGCCTACACAATCATCTGGCTCTTATGTCTCTCAACATGCCTTTATTCCACGTTATATAGAGAACCAGCTGGAGGGTTGTACTGAGTCACACACACATTTTCATAATGGCAAGTACATGTACATGGGAAAACTTAAGAAGAAGAAAATTATACCCAATAAGACTAATATTATTCCTTCTCCGGCACAAGGTGATACTGATCATGATCATATGTATCCTCTCACTTCTATGCCTGCCCTTCTTGATGTTACTTATATGGAAACACCTTATGAAAAGTACACACTTCATCCTCTTCTTCTCGCTATGCAAAAATTGGGTTCTTCTCCTGCTCGTCCTTTTCCCAGATGGATGATGGACCTTATGAAACATAACTCCCATAAACTTCTTGCTGGATTCTTTCCAACAAATATGAATCATAAGAACATCCGCCCATGGACGCTCGAAGAAGCTGCATTTGGTATTCCTGGAGTTTGGCAAGGCATAGATCTTACAACTGCTGTTGGATATGATATGGAATGTCTGGGTTTTAAGTCTCGTTGTGATGTGCTTGATCCGGACAAAAAGTGGATTCATCCCCTTTTACGTATGTTGGTTGATGACCTTGATAATGCAGTTCGTAGAGGCCAAAAACCCAAGAATGTGGTTTTTGGGTGTTTAAAAGATGAAACCCGTGATCTTGATCGCGTTGCCCTTGGAAAAACTCGACTTTTTTGTGGTGGATCTCTTTCTCATCTTCTGTGGACTATAAAGTGGATGGGTGGTCTTGTTATGGAAATGAAACGATGTCGTTCCTCAGCGGACGTTGCTATCGGCACAAACATACATGGTCATGATTGGAAGAACATTTACAAGAAGTTTGAGGTTTTTGATGGAGAATGGGGAGGTGGTGACTTTGGAAATTATGATACATCTGAAAATCCTTGGTTTGGTTGGATGTTAGGTGAGGCTTGTGCCCCCTTTTATAGATTTCCAACTGGATCATTTGAGGATGATTGTATACGAGCTGTTTGTGAATCAGCTCTTGCCCCCCTTCTCGTTATCCTTGATACCGTTTTTTGGATGGATTATTTTAATTCTTCTGGTGGATGGTTGACCGGGTTTCTTAATTCTTTTGTTGGCGTTGTTATATTAAACGCTGCGTGTTATTATCAGCAAGCTAAACATGAACAAGATGACCCTGAATTTGCTTATGCTGACAGAAAACGAATCTTCCCATTTGAAATATATGGGGATGATAACATCTGGAAAATAAAACGAAAATATTCCAAATATCTAGATATGGTTTTTCTAAAACAATTTATATATGACGTTTTTGGTATGGATTACACCACACCAACTAAAGGTCTTGTAGATAAACCTTTTCTTGAAGAAAAAGATGTTTCCTTCCTCTGTCGAAGATTTGTTCCTGATGGCTCTCTTGTTAGAGCCCCTCTGGCTGTAGAATCAATACATGGTATGTTACTCTGGATTAAAAAGCCAGTATTTGGAGTCTCGGTTGAGCAACAATTTATTATTAATGTTGAGACTGCTTGTCAAGAGTGGTTTCACTATGGTCGCAAACGTTTTGAAGAAGAAACGTCACATATGAAAGATTATATGCGAAGATATACAAATTGTCCTTGGCCTGGAAAATCTTACAACCACTACTTAGAGCGATGGCTCGAAAATGTACATGAATAATTTTTACGTGTAGTGGTAAATAAAAATAAAAATATAAAAATATATTGCTCGAAGGGTGAGCATCATTGTCCCTTTGGTTAGCCTTCCATTAAAAAGTGCCCTGATTTTTGTTAGTTACACAGATTAAAATAACTATCGAAGCTTCTGTCGCAATTGAGTGTAATTGCGCGTATGACGACTGAATAGATCTGCCGAAGCTTTGTCAACTTCGTGTCTGCTTTCAGTCTGATGACTATGTTCTAGTTCTCTCTTACTAATGCATCAGAGAGGGCTTACGTTTTATGCATTGCCGAACAAACTGTTGAACTCACCATGGGTGAGCAAACCCCCCAGTCCGTAGAAAAAGGACTTTCAACTTTCAAGGATAAGGAAACTAAGATAGAAGAGGTTGCGGACGAGTTGGCACCGATGCCAGGAATTCAAAACCCATATCCTGATCAGACCCCCAAACAAATTTTGGAAAGATGGTATGCAATCGATTCTATTGCTGTAAATGACTCTGCCTCGCTTTCAACTAATATAATTTTTGGGGCTGTTTCGTTACTTGAGGGTCAGCTTGCTATACAAAAAGCTTTTTCTACCTTCCGTTATTTTAGGTTTAAAACCTTGGAATATCGGCTTCAATACTCATCTGTTCCTTTTCTTTATGGATGTTCTATAGTAACTTGTCTTCCTGCTGTTGCACAAAAATATAATAACATCAATGCTTTTGCATCTCATTCTGACTCCGTTCTTTTGGATTATTCTGAACAGCAAGATGTTATTCTTTCTTCTCCTTGGTTGTCACCCTCTCAGTGGATTGATCTCTCTCTTTATTCTAGTATAGGATATACTCCTATTGCACTTGGAAATCTTCATCCTCTTACTATAATTTCTCAACCACATTGTCTGAAAAGATTATCTTCAGAAACTACTCTTTTGGCTCATATACAAGTGTTTTGTAGGTTTACAGGTGTTGAAACTGCCGGTCCCATGGCTGATAATTCTTTTGAACCTACTCCTTTTAGAGGAAAGCAAGTTCATTTTGAATCTCAGATGAAGGCTTCTTCAAATTTTCAGAATTTGCACAAGGTGCTTTCTGATGTTCCTGGTGCCGCCGGAGCTTTTCTTGGCGCCGCCTCACAAACTCTTCCTATGTTATTGAGAGGTGGAGGGGGTTCTGGTGGTCAGCCTTTGACTAGTGAGCTTTCTGATGTTGCTACTACTGTTTCCCGCGCTGCGGAAGCTTCTTCTAAGCTTCCAAAACGGAAACAGAATCGAGAAAAGAAAGACTCTCCGGAGGATGATCAAAGTGAGCAAGATTTTAAGCCCAATGTTTTTGGTTCACTTGTTTATTCTAGAGCTCGTTATTTGCTTGGCACTGGGAGTCAGATTGCCGAGTCTCGAAGGCATACTATCTCCTCTTATATTAGAAAACCTACTCTTGTCTACCTTACTGACCTTGTATCTGGCTTCTTCTCTACGTTCTTAGTTGATTCCAGTGTCGGGATGTGTTATGGTCTTATTTCTCGTTACTCTCGAATAAATTATGTTTCTCAGATGTTTAGATTATGGAGAGGTTCAATTACCTATACTTTTGTCTTCTTTTCTTCTCCTTTCATTTCGGCACGTTATAATCTTGTTTTGAGTTATATACCGTCTGCCTCCAGTGCTCCTTTGGGGACGCTTGGAAGTGAGATTATTGAAGACATTACTGTTCGTGGGACTACTGTTGTTAGTGTTACCATTCCTTATCTTTATGGTACGCAGTGGTCTAGGACTCTTGGTCAGTATTCCTATAACGTTGTTTCTAATGATACGCGTGGTCCGTTTTTGTGGCTTCATGAGATTAATCCTCCTTACTCTACTGGAGACGTTACCCCTGTTATTCCTTTGTATGTTTTCCAGTCTGCTGGTCCGGATTTTGAGTTTCGTTCACAAGTTTGCCCATCGCCTACCCGTATACCTTCATCTCAGTTTGAGAGTCAGATGCGTGTTTCGGAGTTTGCTGTTGTTGATCCTATCTTTAATGAGAGTTACTCACTGCCTAATGCGTCAGATGATTATCTTGATGTTGAGGGTATGTGTCAGAGGTGGAATGAGGCAACAGCTGCCGGAGCTTTTCCTGTGTTTGCTGGTCCTATGCCTACCACCCAGATATCTGCTGGGACGTATACTAATGTTGGTGTTCAGAGTTGTTTTGACTTGTGGGCAAATACCTTTTTGTTTTGGTCAGGTCAGATAAAATTAAAATTACCTTTCATTGGTAGTGTTACTGATTTTTCTAACTTTGCTGCGAAGATGGAAGATAATGGTGCTTATAGCACAAATTCCATTTATGTTGGTTCGGAGTTTTCTAACCGAGCTGAAGATGGTTTAGCTGCTGCTTCTCAGAACATTACTAATGTTCTTGAGTGCACTGTTCCTTATTTGTCTACTTATCAGTATCTGGGCGTTAATGAGTTCTATTGTGCTCTTGCCCAGGGCAGCTCAACTACAGATTGGTCCCAGTTTAATGTCCTTTTTGATCCTGTTTGGGATTACCAGTTTTCGGTGCAGACTGGTACTAGTACTACTTCTTATGCACCACCCTCGTATTGGAAAGCTGCTGGAGATGATTTCAGCTTTTTCTACGATACACCACCACCTGCTTTGCGGTCAACTGTTGCAGGTGGTCCAAATCCTTGGCCGCGATATGACACTAGCACTGGTGTTGTTGGAAATACTACGGTATTCTGGCAATACATGGCTAGTCGAAGACCTTTCAAGTGTTCAACTTGTGGGAAAGACTGTCGATCTAAGCGATCATCGTCTTGTTCGGAGAGCATCACTCTTTCGAGCAACGTTGATTCTGACGGTTTCTCAATTTGATGAGGACTTGGATCCTCATTAATGAGGTTTCAGTGAATATAGGTTAGCTTTGTTATCCTGTTTGCTGTGGAAAAATGCACAGTAAAACAAAGAAAAATTTAATTAATCATATAAAAAAAAAAAAAAAAAAAAAAAAAAAAAAAAAAAAAAAAAAAA